GCTCTTCCTCCAATATCCGACCCCAGGGCAGAATATAAAGCCCTTTCCAAGGCCATCCGTGCGTGGACCACAAGTAAAAAAAAGTGAAACACGCTATCTCATTGATACGCCACTTACGTTACAGTTACGTAAACAACTCGTAAAGCGGGACATAGAACTAGTTCGTTCCATTCGCGCCAACCAACTAACACATCCAATCAATCTTAAAGAGTATGATCACCTCTCTAACAATGAAAGAATGTGGGTGCATAAAATGGCAACAACTGGGATTACCGTTACAGAAATGGAATACCTAACGTTCAATAGGTATGATTTCTTACGGCAATACGCCCAGACACTCCAAAAGGAAATTAAGGAGTGGACCATAACACACAATTGGGAGACTATGTTCGAGTCTAAGAATTTACGAGATTTACGACTACATGACAGTGCTTATCAAACATTGGTTCAAGCTATTGAAAAGTCGAAAAAGGACATTTCTGTAGAACAACAGAAATTGGACTTAGATGAGCTACAGGACTTCACCAGGGACCTAATTATGACGTTAACACAGAAGCAAAAGAACATACCTCCGCTTAAAGCGCCATATTACTTAAGACCTTGTGCGTCATTTGAAAGTACAAGACGACAAGGAGGTGCCGAAGATTACCTTAAGAAGCTTATGACCTCACGGTTAGATGACATGCCCAGAAAGAAAGATGGGTCTGTGGATTGGAGAAGAACCAAACCACTGTCAGAAACCACACTAATAGGACTGCAAAAAGGAGACTCCACACAACAAACGTGGGCATGTCTCTACAAAACTCTTGCCTATAACCTTCCGAAATCACGAATTAACGTAATACCAGAAAAGGGCGGCAAATATAGAGTTGCAAACGTTGCGGATATAGCAACAAATGCGAATGCAGGTCCATTAGGAGATCAAGTTATCAGCATTCTCAAAAGGCACCCAGCACTTAAAGGTGAATATGAGAACCGTCCGAGCTACAATGCCAGTCGACTTTATGGAGACAGAAAACGTCCCATTGAAAGACACTTTTACTCCACAGATATGAATCAAAGTACAGATACAATACGGAAAGACGTCATCTACAGGGTAGTAGACGCATTATCACTCGTTCTTAAATGGAACAAAGAACAACACGATGCAGCTCGTAGAACTGTTGAACCTATGGATTTATACATAAGAGATCCAGAATCGGATGTTCATGATGTGAGATATAAAAAGGTTGGTAAGA